TGGGCCGCAGCATGGGCCGCAGCACGGGCCGCAGCACGGGCCGCAGCACGGTCCGTACAAAACGACTTTATAGCCATTTTTTGCAGTGACGATGCCTAGCCCCGCACTTGCCCCGGATTCCGGGGCAGGAAACGGGATTGGGACGCCGATCCAGACTTCAACGCAGGAGAGAAGGTTATGAATTTTACCGCATATCAAGCAGACGATTTCACCCGTAGCCATCCCGTGCTCACCGGGAAGCGCAAAGGTACAACGCTCCGGGAACGTCTTGAACGTATCCGTGACACGACAAGAAAGGCCAGCGTGCGCGAGGCAGCGGAACAATGGCTGAGAAAGATGGAGGCGGCGGCATGATCAAGGAAGTCTACATAACCAAGCCCGGCAAGAAGCGGTTCCCAATGCCACCTCAGCGCGGGCGTTTGGCACCCCCTCCGTGGGCGTTGGGCGTGGTCCTCATGGTTGTGGCGATCTTCATAGGCTCATGCGAATGGGTGAGGGGGATGTGATGAACCAAGACGAACTTGATCAATTCACTTCGTGGCTTCTTGCTCACGGTTCGGAAGTGCTTGCCCCAACGAATCCCTATGAAGTCTTAAGGTTTACCACCCAAGGCGGCGTGGCAATCATCTTCAAGGACGCTGACGGGGAAATCACGAAAGACAGGAATGGGGCTTTCGAGGTTCTCCGGTGCTTTCGGAAAAAACGCAACTGGAACGGAGGCGGAAAGAGGGAACGGAAACCCCGCAGTGCTTCAAGACGCAGGTTGCTGGTCAACTCAATCGCAAAACGCGACGGGTGGAACTGCATGTACTGCGGAGCAACGCTGACGCTTGAGACAGCAACGATAGAACATATCGTTCCACTAGCCGGAAATGGCCTTGATGACCTGCGGAACATGACCCTTGCCTGTGCTGAGTGCAACCATGCTGCGGGCATCTGAGTGCCCGGCAAAAGGTGGAACTCGCTTTGAAAAGGAGATGTCATAATGAAGCCAGAAATGCGGCTCAATGAACCGCCAGAAACATACCACGCCACCCGCGCCATCAGCAAAAGCGGCATGGACAAGCTCAGGCAGGCCCCCGCCAAATTCAAAGCTTGGATGGACGGCGTTACAGAAGAGGAAACGGAAGCATTCCTTTTCGGTTCTGTTTTCCACTGCCTCGCACTCGAACCCGGAGAATTCGGCAAACGGTACGCCGTGAAGCAATTCAACGGATCAACCAAGGCGGGCAAGGAAGAAGCCGCGACCGCCAAGGCCGCAGGGCTGGAACTGGTGCCAGCCAAAATACACAATGCAGCTTCGGCAATGGCGGAATCCGTTCTGATTCATCCTTTGATCGGCAAGTTGATGACTGCAAAGGATAAGCGGACGGAAGTCTCTATATACTGGAGCGAAACCGTGGACGGGCTCGAAATTCCATGCAAGGCCCGGCTGGACATGCTTGCAACCGTGCCGGGGTTCGGGCTCGTCGCCGTTGACCTCAAGAGCACTGACGACGCCAGCCCGGAAGGTTTGGCCCGCTCCGTACTCAAGTGGGGATACCACAGACAGGCCGTCTGGTACCGCCGGGCGCTCCGGGCCGTGGGCATGGACTCCAGCGTATTCGTGCTCGTCGCCGTCGAAAAGACCGCCCCCCACCTTGTCACAGCCGCCAACGTCAGCGAGGCCGCGCAGCAAGTCGGACTTGAAGAAATCAAGGACGCACTCAGCACATACGCAACCTGCGCCAAATCCGGCCTCTGGCCCGGATACGTCTCTGAAATCATCGATCTCGACCTGCCCGAATGGGCTTACAAGAGGAGGTTCGCCGCATGAGTCAACTTGTACCGCAGAACAATATCACAGACCTTATCAAATCGCAGATGCCCGCCATTGCTTTGGTGATGAATGGCACATCGGAACGGGAGCGAAAAATCAAGGCAGAACGTTTTGCACGTATCTGCCTGACCGCTGTCCGTAAAAATCCAAAACTCATGAAGTGCTCGCAAGAAAGCTTTGCAGCGGCTCTTATGAACTGTGCACAGCTCAACCTTGAGCCCAATACGCCGCAGGAATTGGCATATCTTATTCCCTATAAGGATGAATGCCAATTTCAAATTGGATACAAAGGGTTTCTACAGCTCGTATATCGTTCTGGCATTGTCTCATCATTCAATGCCGATGTTGTATACAGGGCTGAGGTTGAAAACGGTATGTTCGAATACCGTAAAGGGATCACACCAACCATTACCCACAAAGTCGATCTACTGCATCCAGAAGCCCGCGAGGGAGAACTTATTGCGGCCTATGCAGCATGTACGCTCAAGGGCGGCGGTGAGGGGATGCTTCGACTTGTTGATAAAAAGGACATCGAGCGCGCACAAAAGACTAGCGCCAGTCTCGCCGCGAACAAAAAGTATGGGAAGGACAGCCCGTGGATTTCTTCTCCAGAAGCCATGTGGATGAAGACAGCCATCAAACGTCTTGCCGCTTGGCTTCCTCAGACGGAAATGCTGGCAATGGCCGTTGACCTCGACGACAAATCAGAACGCGGTGAATCTCAACTTGTTCTTCCTGAGTTGACGCCGACAGATGGCCTAAACGCGGCACTCACGGGAAGCACGCCGGAAGCGCAACCCGTCAATCTGATCACCTGTCCGAAAACTGAAAAGCAGGTGAACGACTTGAAGTGTTCCGAATGTGACCAGCACGCCCAATGCCCGGCGTGGGCAGAATAACCACCCCGGCCCGGCTCACCACCGGGCCTTTCTTTTGAGGTAATGCCATGAACAAATCTGATTTCGTCATAATGGTTCGAGCTTCCGACACCACGGACATCATGACCTCAATCGAGAAGGCCGAATGTGTCGTCAATCAGGTATTGGATACGCTCCAACGGGCTATCGTTAAACACGGCTCCCTGAAAATTCAGGGCTTCGGCGTGTTCGAAGTCGTGGACGTGCCCGAACGTCAAGGCCGCAATCCGCGCACCGGAGAAAGCATCCCCATTCCCGCGCACAAGGCCGTGAAGTTCAGGCCGGGAAAGGAACTGCGGGAGGCGGTAAACCGTGGGCAGTGATTTGTACGGGAATTACACGGCTGAGGTACTTTCGCTTCCACAGCAATGGCGGGAACAAATGTGGTTAGCCAACGGAGAAACCGGAATTTCTTCTAAAACGATTCACGCAGTCTTAACCGGAATGGTCGACAACACGGTTTTCAATACCAGTCCTTCATGGTTTAGATACGATGTACCTTATGACCCGTCTGATTTCCGACGCTGTTATCTCTTGCTCAAGTTCATACCGGAATGGAAGCAACGCTTACATGAAGTTGCGGAAAGATTCCCGAAATGGAAACCCTTTGTCGAACAGTGGGATGAATTGACGCAACTGTACGAAGAAGAGCGCGAAAACGTTGATGGAAAAGCCCGCAAGCTATACGCTCGGATGCGAGAGTTGAGAGAGTTGAGAGAATAACACCATGCCCGACACCGACACACTCCCCGACATCAGACTAAAATGTCCTGATTTGGCATCGATAATTCCGGGACGCCGTTTCCTCTACCGAGCCAAGGTAGGCGGCGAACGTCAAACTGTCACCGTTACGGCATCCTGCGCCCCGTATCCCCGTGATTTCGGGAAAGGCCGCAAGGCTATGTACGTCACCGTGTACGGATACGAGGGGAAATGGACTGTTCCCGCAAGCAAACTGATGATTGCTGAGAAAGTATAGCACCCCACGCCCCGCCCTCCCCCGGCTGGGCTTTTCATACCCCAAACCGTGGGCCGCGCATACGAATCACGCGGAAAGGAAAGACATGAACTTCGGACAAGCTCTTGAAGCTTTAAAAGTCGGCAAACGTGTTGCGCGGACAAGATGGAATGGAAAAAGTATGTGGTTGCGCCTCGTTCATTCTGAAGATGTTCGCACCTGTTCCGATTTCTGGGGCGAAGAAGTCAACGCCGATCCTCCTTGCCTGTTGCCGTGGATCGGGATGAAAACAGCAGACTATCGTTTCGTTCCTTGGGTGGCGTCCCAGACGGACATGCTCGCGGAAGACTGGGAAATCGTCGAATGACGAAATGGGAAAGGCGGCTCACGTGGGTTTGGGGCGCCTTCTTTGTGTGGCTGATCTGGATGGTGTGCAGGGGCGCGGCTGTCTGAACAACGCGCAGGAGAAGAGAGGATGCCTGAGCCCCAGATTGTAATCGTGGTCAACTCCATCACAGAAGCCCACAAGCTCGAACGGGAACTTGTGCGGGATAGACAGAATGCATGTGGCTACAGGCCGCGTCAAAAGGATGAGTGCAGGTTTTGCAAGCACGTGGGGCGCTACTCCAGCTACACATACCAAACAACCTACTTTTGCGACCTGCACAATTTCTGTGTGGCTGCACGCGGGATATGCAACGACTTTGAAACAAATATACCGGGGGAACGAACCAATGACAGCTCAGGAGTGGCTTGACGAGCTTGAACGGCTTAGGAAGGCGGCGACGCCGGGGCCGTGGATATGCAAAGAAGGTGAAGGCTTCGATGAAGATGACGCATGTATCACTGCCGAAGAACGTGAAGGGATGATCGACATTGCGAAAATCGAACGAGGTAGTCCAAATGCCGGAATGGATGAACCATTCCAAAGCGAGCAAACCGCCAACGCCGCATATATCGTCGCCGCGTGCAACGCCGTGCCGATGCTGGTGGAGATGCTCAGGATTGCTGTGAGTCTTATTGAAGCTCAGAATGCACAGAGAGCACGCAAAGGAGAAAGAATACCAGATATCGACGTGATGCAGTTGCTTTTTACCATGACGGAGCCGGAAGAATGATCACCACCGAAGAACTCGCCAGCATCCGGGCCGCCGCCATTGGCGACATGCTCGGAGATCCCGGGGCGCTCGACGAGATGGGGTCAGCGGCTAA